GGCGGCGGCTGATTCCAATTCGGTCTGCGTTGACTTGATGGATGTCTCCGTTGAGTAGTACGTCCGCATAGCGCCCCGCATCGTATCGAGCGAGGTAATGGGCGAGCATCCGTAACTCGATGCCACTAAGATCGGCACCCACCATAACTTGACCAGGCGATGCGATAAAAAGTTCTCTAAATTCATGATCACTCGGGCACTGCGCCAGGTTGGGTTTACGGTGTGCACATCTGTGCGTGTTTGTAGCAACTGAACAATGATGATGAATACGATTAGCACTCGTACATAGCTTCAGCCATGTTTGCAGGATCCATGAAATATGGTCGCGTGAGGTTGGGTTTAACTCTTTCAGTTTGGTGAACGTACATCCTTCTACGTATCCAGAGGTTTTGTTATTTCGCTTAGGAGTAAACTCTGATCCTTTGACGAAAGGGTGTTTGTCGCGTAGTAGTTGACAAGTTTTCTCAAGCTCTGATCTGAGAGACGATGCAAGTTTCCATGCAGCATCGACATCAAAGCGCCATCCATGTAGTTCTTGTTTTGTGAGAAGTGTTGCTACGTCATGCTCTAACGCGACCCAGTCAGGTAGGGGTGGAAGTGATCGCATAGTTTTTTAGTGACGTTTACATCTTGTATGCAGTAGTCCTGCATCTCTTGTGACCAGTTCTTCCAGTCAGTATCCTTGCCGAATGAGCCCTTGAACTCGCCCAGTCTATAGCCGTAACTCTCAAGGCTGTGTCTGCCCCACATGTATGAGGGCATTTCTTTCCAGCGCCCGAGGTACTTGCCTTTTGACTTGGGACCACGGTCCAGGTCCAGCATGTCAGCATGGTATAGACGTGATAGTAAAAGAGTATCTACTACCAGACCCTTTGGATTGAACCACGGGTAAATCTTTTGTAGGCACGGTATGTCGTACCCAATAACGTTGTGTCCGCAAATAATCTCAGCATCTTCGAGAAGCTGAACTCCACGGGTAATAGGTTCTTCACTGCCTTGATCGTTATAGACGTAGGTCTTGTCAGCCTCAGAATCATAGACGACAAGACAGTGGATACAGGTGACATCATCTAACAGTCCGTCACTTTCCAGATCGAAGACCAGCATTTTTCCAGATGTATGTTTTGTCCACAAATTGAGCACGCTTTATCATTTCTTTGGCAGGTGGATTGGGTCGTCTCAATCCAGTAGCTAGCTCTTCGGAATACTCAGCCATGTAGTAATCATCCAGTAACTGTTGCGCTTCAGTCCAATCGTCAGTCTGTGATTCAAACAGTTCGAGCAATTCATCAGAAGTCGGTCGATGGGTCGAACTCTGCTTCGATTGCAGTTTCATGGAATTTGCAGGTAGATAGGTCGTAATTCAGCTTGCAGGCGACACCAACTTCGCCTGAATATCGATTTTTAAGGACGCGCACAGTCGTAGAGCCTGATTTAGATCCACTCTGCTGATCTCGTTCGAGCGCAATACATGCGTCGCTGAGTTGAGCAATAGAAGCAGATCCTCGAAGCTGTCCGAGTGTGACGCGGGCTCCTTCCTCGTGATTGACATCGCCAGAAGTCCTACGTAAGTGAGAAACAAGAAATAGTGAAATCCCTGTCCGCTCAGTAAGGGATCTAAGTTTTGTCATCGTCTGGTCAATCATCTTGCGCTCGTCATTGATACCGTCGAGGCCAGATAGCAGGATTGACAAGTGATCGAGGAAAACAACCTTAGTTTCAAGGCCGCTTGCCATGTATTCGATACGATTGTAGATGTGATCTGGGTCATAAGACCCGAACCCATCAAACAAATGCAGGTTCCAGTTGGCGATCGTGTTGTCGAACGCCTCAACTAGCTCAGATCGATCATGCTCTCCAAGGTGGAGACTTCGTCCGACTGCTGCTGACATAAGTCCGAGAGCTGTACGGCGGTTTGACTCTTCAAGTGCCAGGTAACCGACCCGTTCTCCTTTGTTAAGCAGGTGAGTACATAAGTCGCGACAGAAGGACGATTTGCCAATCCCTGATCCCGCAGTAATTGTGACAAGCTCTCCGTACCGGATCCCGTGAAGCTTGTTTTGTAATCCTTGAAAGGGGTAGTCATGATCTGATGGTGGTGATGGGGTTGTGATGATGTCGATCAACGACTTGGCATCAACAATCCCGTCTGGTTTGTATTGAGTGTGTTGGAAGTTGCAGACAGCTCGAATTGCTTCGGTGTCACCAGCCTGTAAAGCCTCTGAGGCATCCTTGTAATCGTCCAGAAAGCCGATGTAAACCTTGCCAGGTGGCATCACACCGGCAGCTTCCTCAGCGCCTTTGTGGCCGGCTTCATCGTTATCGAAGAAGAGGACAATCTTGTCGTAATACTGTAGCCATTCGTAGTTGTTTTGAATAGCTTTCTTAGCGGCAGCAGCTCCGTTTGGTACGGATACCACGTCCCAGTGTGGTTGGGCTTCCCAGACAGACATAGCGTCCATCTCACCCTCTGTAATCACAAGCTTTTGCGTCTTGTTTGACGTCTTGTGACGGTAGTTTTGCATCCCAAAAAGGGTCTTTACCTCACCTTCGCAGCGGAACTCCTTCTTCGGTGTCCTTACTTTCGCGCCAACAGGCGATCCAGTGCCATCGAAGTAATAGTGGCGTAGAAGTTCTCCGTCCCGGTAGGTTTTGAAGAGTTCACATGTTTTCTCTGTGATCCCTCTGGAGTGCAGCCTTCCGGCTGATCCTTGTAGTCGTACATGTTGCACGGAATGGTGAGTGTGATTTGTAGCGGATCCTTCCGCAGGTTTGAAATAGTTACATTTGTGACAATACTCGTGCCCGTCCGTGTAGATACTGTTTGCATCAGATGATCCGCACTCCGGGCAAGGTATATGCCTGATAAATTCAGAGTCGCTCACAAGAGCCAATCAATAGGGATATTTGCGAAGGACGTCCACTTGATGCCAAGTTTATCGCACCACTGTGCATACGTCGTCTTCGATTTTTTTGAGATTGTATTGAACGGTGCCTGAAAGACCATCCGAAGATCAATGTCAGGGTTTTGTTGGATGACTGCCTTGATCTTCTTACGATCTTTAGAATCCCAGTAACCCTTTGCTTCAAGCCAAACTCCATTCGGAAGAATGAAGTCAGGCGTGTAGTTGTGTTGGATTACATACGGAACCTTTGTACTTTCGTACTCATATTTGACACCCAGTTCTACGAGAAGATCAGCGATCCTCTCTTCGAGACCGGATCGGAAAGCCATCAGAAGTCTACGTCATCCTCAGGAGGAGCAGTGACAGCAGGTTCAGATGTCTTAAATCCTTTGGTCTTGCCAAACAGTTCGGCTACATCCACGTCATCCATGTCGCCGGTATCAACACCAGCAGAGGTTGACAGGGTTACGACCTGGACGCCTTGCAGCTTCAGGCTGGTGCCATAGGTCACCTTGTCCTTCAGGATGTAAGGCTTTTGGAAGAAGGCCAGCTTGACCTTGCAACCAGAGTACAGCGGTGTGTTCTCGTCTTCGATCGGGGTGCCTTCGGTATCAACAATACCAGGCTTCATCTCCTCGTTCCAGGAGAACTTCACGGTATACTTGCCTTCGGCTACCTCTTCCCAGGGTTCAGGCTTGAGGGTCGAACGCTTCGGGTTAGCAAGCTTTGATTCAGCCCACTTCAGACAATCGGCCCGCTCGGCTTCGAGCTGGTCAACGACGTCTTGGCCGACTACGGCCTTCAGGTTGTACCCGTACTTGCCGGGCTTCAGTACTGCCTGGAATCCTTCGAGGACAACAGGCTGTTCAGTTACGATGGTGTTGCGTGCCATTAACAAAAGAAATAGGTGGAGTCAATCACGTTCGCTGGTTTCAGCGTATCGATGATCGGTGGTTCTGTCTCTGCTCCAATGTAGTGAGCAAAGGTGGTCAAGTAGTCATGCTCCGCAAATAGGTGCATGTATGTTTCACGAACAATGGCTGAAAGAACAGACATGTCAGTAGCACGACATAATACCGAGTCGTGTATGAGGGAAATCGGTGCGTTGAAGCGTAGTGCAGATAGGTGAAGGAGGCTTGCATCAAGGGAATGGATAAGATTCGGCGCTGTTGCGTTCTTGTGGTGGTTCTTATCTACCTTGTCTCCATCTTCCGTAGCGACCCTGATCTTACAACGACCCATCAGTTGCAACTCAATGGTAGCAACCTTGGGTTTCATCAGCTTCTGTTTAACTGTGAAACCAGATGGTGTCATCCAAGTCAGGCTTGTAGCGCCACGGTCGATAGCCTTGCCGACCTCAGTCTCAATCCACTTCATGACCTTCATGGGACCAGGGACGACGACGTCCATGGCATCACGTACAGCCTTGACAGTTGCAGTGAGGTCATCCTTCTCAACTTCTACACCTTTCTCTTTTAGAGCTTCACGTATGTAGCCTCTATTCGAGAAAGGTTTAGCATTGTAAGGCACCGTCATGACCGTTCTTTTGGTCGTCTTCCTGTCCATGTGTGGACGGATAGACTTGGGTACATGAGGCTTAGCTTGTTCAGCAATGACCTTGTATGCATCCTGAGGTTTATCACTAGGAAGAACATTCACTAGCTCTGCTGTCGATGCATCACGTGCAAGACCTGCAAGTATTTGCAGACCACTACATGTAGCGTCAACAGCTACTGGCAGGTTTGTGTGATGACGATCGCACTTGATTATGCAATGAAAGTATTCATCACATGCTGCCAAGAAAGTCCAGGGTTCATCTGCGACCTCCCATTCGTGAAGACAACCTAGCGGATCAGTAGCTATACGCTCGATCAGCTTGTGATTGTCTCGTGTCCATTCAAGACGTTCTTGCATGGGTGCCTTGTCCAGGCCATAAGTTGTGGCGACCTGGAAGGCTAGCCAATCTTCTGCCTCGGGTGTCATGAACGACCCCTCATGGAACTTAAGTAATGACTTACCGAAGTCCGTATCTTGTGGAGTAAGAAAGGCTGGGATAGGGTAAGCCCTACCTCTGTAATCGAAACTCCAAGGAATGTAGAACTTGTCTACATCCTCGAATACTTCCACTGCGTTCATGGTCATCCTTGTACGACATGACCGCTGAAACGCTTGTGCATTGTAGTTGTATGCCTCTGCTGCTGCACGACGATAGGACATTTCACTGTCCTTGTTGTCATCAATGTCAGCAGGCTTGGGTGGTAGAGGCATCTCTACTTGAGGGACAAACTTACCTACTTCAATACGTCGTTCCATAAATGTCTTGGCGACACCCACGACGAACGGATTGAGAGTGTATGCAACCTTCTGAATCTTGTTCAGAAAGCTGATTGGTGTTTCTCCCTGTATACATGTGGGATCACCCCGCCGGACCATGTCGTATCCACGCATGACCTCGTTAAGCAAGTACCCACCTGGCCTTTCGGTGTCCCAGTCGTTAGGTGGAATCAGCATCGGCCATGCCAGCGGGCTGAACAGCTCCGCCTGGGCCATGATCTTGTCCTTGATCTGCATGAACTCAGGTGATGGGATCACGTAGTTCACACGCTTGTTGCCATGCTGCCGCATGTCAATCAAGAACCAACCGCTTACCTCGCAGATGCAATCCAACAGCCAGCCACCAAGTTTGACCCTGTTGGCACGTCCCCAGCATTGCCAGTGTGGCACGTCATAACGGTTCATCAACGTAGTGATGACCTTGACTTTCTGATGGGTGCCACTGGATTTGTGGAAGTAGTTCTGCTTGATCGTATGTAGCAGACCTGGGACCTTGTCCTCATAGTGCCGCATCATACACTCATTCTCAAGTGCTTGACCTACAGCATCGGTGACGTTTGGTACAAGTGTTGATGCTTTCTTTGTAGCAAAAACCTTGTCAAACACTACCTTACATGCAATGGCAGCAGCAGCCTCGGCCTCGATGTTAGCAAGGTATTGCTGGATCTCAGCGAAGCAGCGCCCGGTCTTGCCTTTCTTTATCCGATCAAGTGCAGTGTGTTGAATACGTGCCACCACAAGAGGCAGAAGCTGCTCAATAGAAGCCACGCCGTAGGCAGTAGCACTGGCATACTCTTTGTCCTGTAGTTTTGTGGTGTTGTCGCGGAGTTTTTCTAATCCTTGACGTATCTGTTCTCGCTCAAGATCAACCTGAGCACTGATCTCTGCGGGTGTTGCCAATTAGTCGTCAAAGTATTGGGTTTGCATGTCGTCCATGACCTGCTCATGCAGGAGCTGGATCACTTCATCCTTGTAAGGATGCAGGTTGATTTCTTCAATCAACGTATCAAGACGGAAGTTGAAAGTAGCGTCAGTCATCATCAATGTTTGCAGGGTGAACGTAGTGAATTGTATCATGGGTACAGACAACAAACTCATGTGAAAGTTTGTTCATGTAGTCTTTGACCTTGGCTTCAGCAGCGTGCTGGCGTTTGTATACATGCTCCTTTACCTTCATGGTTTTGAGGTTGGTTGCACGTATGACACAGCATACATCAGATGGTAGTTCCCATGCCGCGATCTTCCAGTCCATGATCTCTTCAAACGTGTGAGTCTCGAACAACTCAGCAGGTGCTTCCTTGAACTTCTTCCAGTTGTTTGGGAAGTAGGGTTTCTTACCACTCATCAGTGCGTCTTACGTTAGTCAGTTTACAGTGTCTGTCCATGGACAATTCTAAAGCATCCCATGCGGCTTCTTCAGAATTGGCGGCGAGTATGTACATAGTTTCGCCACTTGACAGGGTGACCTCGTACTCACGCAATGGTGAG